CTACTGCTTGTTGTATTTGTTCTCTTGTAAAACACGCCATTTATTATTCCTCATCCTTTTTTTGAAATATTTTTGTAACACCGTCGATTCCAAAGGAACCCAATGTAATGATTACAAATGAATTGAAAATAGTATCGCTGATAACAAGTTCTTTACCCATCAAGCCGGTAATTACATCTGCTGCAGCAAATACGGCCATGATTGCAAATGATGCAAAGCCTACAATGTTTTTTTCGTTAAACACGTTGTTATCTTTGAAAATATCTTTAAACGCCATATGACTCCTTTTATTGAATCATTGACATAACTGGATGAAAGGAATAACTTATTCTGATTCTTTATTATAAATATGGTTACGTTTTTTCTTCTTTTGTTTTTGTTCTTTACGAGTTATTGCGTCAATTTCTGCATCTCCATACCGCAGTTCTTCTAGCTCACGTACAGTTAATTTTTTCATATTTTAATCCACTTTCGTTCACTATTTAATTGAAATGATCCTATATATTCCATACTCCATTCTGATGGATGGATTAATGATAAAAATGGTTGTCCATCTCTACCAATAAATAAATGATATATTTCACCAATAATTGGCTCAAATGAAAATTTAGAACGATAAACTAAATCATTCCACTGATATTCTTCTACTAATTGTTGATACTCACGTTTTAATTCTAAAAACTTAGTTTCTAATTGTTTATTTACTTTATGTACACCGTGACGCTTCCATGACTCAACATCATCTGGTTTAATAACTGGAGCACTTACATTTGTTGCATATGGCATTATTGATGCAACATATTTTTGTTGATCATCATCCCATACAACATTATCAGGTTTTTTTGTCATCTGCAAACAATTAAATCGTTTTGATACTCAGTCATTTTATTAATAATTAGTTTCAAATTTCCAATTTCAAATTCACCTACTTCCCCACTATCTTGAATAATCATTGATAATTGTGTCATTAAATTAAATTCATTTTGCTGAAAGCGCATACCGTCAATTTCTATTACAATTTCTGAAGATTTACCTGTATTAATTTTTTTATGCAAATCAAACTTAGTATTTGATTGTTCTATTGAAACATAATGATTTATCATATCTTCTGACAAATCTATTTCCATTCTACTACACCATGGTTCTAGTGCTTCTAACAATTCAATGCTACAGTTGGTAATCTTGAATTCGATATCATATTTAGGCGGCACAATCGGCTTCATTAAGGCATCATGTGCTACGAAATGTCCCCATTTCCTAATAAAGTTTCTAGTGCTTCGTTTATTTTGTTCTAACCACTCTGGAGAATCTTGATAAATACTTGTAGCTTTATCTGCGGTATTTCTTCTCGAACCCCTGCAGGTCATATGATATACAAATCCTTCCCATGTTTGAATAAACTTAACGCCATTTAAATGAAAACGATTAAATATATCCGAATCTTCTTTTGATTGCGGAGCATATAATGGATCGTGGCCTCCTATTTCTTGAAAGTCTGATTTCCAGAATGCCCATGGAGCAAATATACCTTCTGTAGTTTTATCTTGTTGTGTAAATTTAAATAAATTACTTAATAATTCTGCTTCTTTAAATTCTTCTGGCTCTACGCCCCCATCCCATAAAATCTTCTCAGGTCCATCTGGATGTAATGGTGGTTCAATGCGTGTCAAAGATACTATAGTTTTTTTAGATTTCCATCGTTCCCCATTATCGCCAGCATCAATAGTTGTATACATATGCTTTTCGATAGCATCTAATGCTCCAGGACATAAATACATATCTGCATGATAAATCATACATACATCATGTTCTGCTACTTCATTAACTAATCTGTCATATAATATTGTATGACCCAAACGTTTACCAGTATCATTAAGAATTGCTGAAAAATGTTTGTCATTCTTCATTCTTTCTTGACACCATTCCCAAGTTCCATCAGTAGATGCATCATCTGCTACGCAAATTTGAACTGTATGATTGCCTTGATTTTTTCGAATAGCATCATATGACCATTTAAGATATTTAAGATTGTTTCGACTCGGTTGTATTAAGGATATTTTCATAATCTTGTTTTTACATTTGTCCCATGAATAGGTTTTACAAAAGTTTGATCATCATCTTCTGGTAAACGTCCCCACTTTTGTATGAATTTTCTTATATTTGTTTGTTCTGCATCAATTTGTCTTTGAGATTTTTTCGTAATATCATCATCTTTAAAATGCGAACCTCTCGCTGAAAAATGATACACTACTGATTTAGATGTCATTTTAAATTCATATCCTTCTAATTGCATACGTATAAATAAATCTTTATCTTCCCAAGAAGCTGGAGCAAATATAGGGTCATTGCCGCCTATCCATTCATAATCTTCTTTTCTACAAAAGAACCCAGCGCCGCCACCTTTTCTAACAATAACATCATTTTCTTTTGAAAATTCAGTTGCCCATTTATCAAACCAGACCGCATTAAAATTGTGATGAAACTCACCAAATTCATCAATTGGAACAAACACCGTGCCTGGTCTATAATCTGGGTCATTTGGAAATATCTTAGGCTGTATTCTAAATGACGATGCTATTAGTCGTACTGACTCATCTATATTGTCAAATAAACGTAATAATTCTAAATCTTGATTTGGGGCTATCCACATATCAGAATGTATGATATTAACGAATTCTGTTTTTGCTTTACTCACACAAAAATTCATTCCGCCCCCAATACCTTTTGGACTATCATTATGATCGATATAAACTTCTAAATCTAAATTAAGTTTATTATCAATAAGCCATCGATCCGTGCCATCCGTACAATTTTCAGCATGAACAATAATGGGTTGATCTTTATAATAAGCATTTTCTCTTACAGATTTAATTGCAAGTTTGAGATATTCTAAATTATTGTTTGTTGATATACAAGTTGTAACCTTATGCATGACTTACTTCCGATAAATTTGCAAAAAAGTTATACCAATATAATGCTACCGAATTATATGAATAACTTTCTACAAGTTTTTTACGCGCGTTTTCTATAATATATAAATAATCTTGATAATTTCCTAGTATGTTTTCTACAATATCTGGCAAATCTGAATAATCTACCTTACAAGGAATATATGTTTCGTTTGCAATAAATAAATTTGGTTCTGTTATAACAAAATCCATATTTGGTTTAATCATAATACAACCATGTTGAATTGATTCCAAATCACGATAACAAAGTTCACCCATTCCATATGGGGATATGGAAATTTTTGATCTATGTAATACTTGATGCATAGTATTAGGATCTGTTTGTTGTGCTACAATTTTTCTATTAGGCAATTTTGACAATTGTTTCCATGCAGCTTCACGATGATTCGAATATAATATATCTGTACGAATTTCATGATCATAAACTTCCTTGGGAATATATGTTTGATATACTGCTGCTACATCAATATCTTTCTGATTATAGTTTACATCATATAAATTATGAAGTGTAGGCCAATTATGTCCAACATTATATCCAGTTAACATAAGTTTAGAATATTCTTCCTCTGACAAGTTATATGATTTATCTAATTTAGATCCAGCACCAAAAAACCATTTTCCAATTGTTGATGGATCGTTATATTTTTCTCTAGTTAATAACTGCTTTTTAAACAAATATTTTGCATTAGATTGTTTAAATACTTCATACACTCCAGCAATAGATGTTGAATCACCCCCATGAACTAAAAAATAGTCTCCCGATTTGTTTTGTAAATTTTCAATTCCGCGTGATATACTATCATTAAACGGCATACCGGTTGAAAAAAACTGATTAGAATCAATCAATTCAAAATCATAACTTGAATCAGTTGTCAATTCAATACTATAATCAGGTAATATGTTTTTAGCATGAATTAATCCACTAAAACATTTCATATTTGTTTCATCTGAAAGTTTAAGTTTTATCATAATACATCGTTCCAAGTTAATGATTTATATGCTGAATTAAATAAATTATAACAATTTGATTCACACGCTTTATTAGCATTTTGATACCAACTATGTGCTTTTCGCAATGCACCAGTATCTGTTTTATCAATTCCTTCTTCACCTTGTATATAACTGCGTTTATTAGGGTGCTTTCTATTATGAACCAATAATATATTTTTAAAATGATATTGCGGGATATTGCCTAATACACGTTGTGTCATCAACATAAATGCTGTATCTTCATGAACAAAGAATACTGATTTAGGTATATTAACGCCGGCCTTAATTACCTCTGACGAAATGACTAATCCACATCCATTATACTTATGTGGACTTATTGTAGTAACATTTAACTCTTCAACTTTATCATTAAATTCATTCATTTCATCTTTATTCATTGTATAACGAAGACTCCACCAATTCTTAGTATCTCCATCAATAAATGGTTTGTCTGTAAAATCAACATGTTCTAATGGTTTCCAAGAATCATCCCACATTTTACAAATACCGAATGTTGCTAAATATTTAGATGTTTGTGTAGATTGATGTTGATGTAACATATCCAATGTAGTAAACATTTGTTTTGGAACTAACATATCACTCTCACCCCAAACTAATACGTCTGCTATATCACAATATTTTTCATTGAATGTTCTTCGATAATCTGCAATTGTTACTAAATCATCCGTAACATTAAAACGGAATTTAAATCTAGTTGAATTATTAAAATATTTGATTGTTGAAACAGTAATTGAATCAATACATTTTTCTAAAGTATCATTATCAATACATTTTTCTAATGTTTGATTTTTACAAACTAAAATATCAACATTAACTTCTCCATCATAATGTAATATACTTTCTCGGAGAGTTTCTAAATACTCTTCAATGATATTAACTTCATACCACTGTACTAAACAGCCGATTGCAAATTTTGTTTTCATAAAATATAACCTACTGATTTATCTGTATTTAAAATATTATATGGACGATCAATTTGCTCTGATACTTTAATCATCAAATCAATTTCAGCAGCTCGATTTGCATCATCAAATATAATAGGAACATTAGTATTAAAGTGTTCAATATATTTTAGAAATCCGCCTCTACCCCAATGACCGCCCGGACCGTCGATTAATATCATATCATAGTTTTTTGGCAAATTAGGTAAAAGATCTTCCGGATCATACCATGCTGTTTGCTTACCAACAACATCTGGTGCAGTAAACTCATTATCATAATACTTAGTTTTACAATTGATATATGTAGTATTATTAGGAAATGCATTCATCCACTCTGTTTGATTTTCTACTGAGTATAATTTAAAATATTTGCTTAAACGTACTGTACCATTTCCGCTGCCTAATTCTAACATTGTACTACCATCAGGAATTATAGTTCGTATAAAGTTTATACATTCATCTGAAATAGAAACGTTACCTACACCCATTATATTGTTATTCCTTTATATAAATGATTAAATGTTTTTTCCATCCAATAATAAGTCAATGCATCTTCTTTATTATTTGGAATACTGTTGTATTGATATATCCAACCAGCTTTAGTAAACGGCAGATCTTCTTGCAATAATTCTTTTCGATACATATCAACCATGTTCCATTGATAGTCTAAAACTTTATAATCAATGTTATTCATATGAACTAAAAAATTCACCGGTGTTTGGTCGGTTCCAACGTGCCATGTTTTTTCTGCTGCTAATAGTTGCTCTCGATTATTATCGAAAAACGAAATAATCTGATTGAAAAATTCTTTATGATTTTTATTAAACAACAATACACCAGAATCAAAATAGTAATCCCATGGTATCATATAACCATTAAAAAAATATTTTGAATAATTTTCAATACTACGAAGTACCCAATCATAACTTCCTTCGTTATGAACAAAACAAAATTTACGTTCACTTATATCAAATATATTAGGCATATTCAGATGCGGAATAGTGTCAGCATCTACATATAAAATTTGGTCATATTCAATTTCATTTGCTTCTAGTAACTGAAAAATAAAATATCGTTGCCATGATATTGGCATATGATCATGCGGTAATACTTCTTGATTTAAAACAAATAATTCGGCATTATTATTTTTACACCATTCTTTCCAAGCAGCAATACTAAATTTATATGGGTCGCTTCGTGTTCCTGCCCATCTACCAGATCCTTGTAACTTTACATCTACTATGAATACTATATTTTTCATAAATTACAAATTACTCCTTCGGCTCCATTAAATTCAATTAATTCGCCATTTAATCGTTTAACTTTATATCCTGCATTTTCTCCAATATATTTTGATACGCGAATGATACCATCATTTGATGCTTGTATTACGGCATTTTGTATGTCATTACCATTACCAAAATCATCTAATATAATTACTGGAGAATTGTATCGTTCATTAATATTTTTTATATCTTGATATACTTGCGATTGTTCATGACTAGCATCAATTAATACTACATCGATGTTGTCTGGATATGTAAATGTTTTATATACATCGGCAGTAATAAATTCTACATTACTAACATCTTTACATTTATCTTTAGCGGCTTCTATATTATCTTCACTAATATCAACCGCAATTACCTTTTTGAATAAATCTGCAAATACTCTGGTTGTATCACCTCTACAACAACCCAGTTCTAAAATAGTTTTATTTTTGAAGTTAGTTCCCAAAATATTAACTAAATCTTGTTTGAATTTATATGTTGTTGTTTTAACATATTCGTGTTTATGTTTAACATGATTCAAAACAAAATTATCATCATAATAATGTTTAATAATGTTCCATGTTTGCGACATTAAATTAGTTCTATCTTTGCCTCGATTTGGTAGTCCGGAGAAGAACCATATATGTAAATATTTTAAAAAGAATGGCATTGGATCTTCATTTAACTGCCAATTATGAACTAACATCTCTCTTCTATATAAGTGATTAGCTGCATAAGGTAAACGAAGTATGTTAATGTCAATATTCATGTTACGTAACATGAAGTTAATTACTGGCTGATCACTTCCGCGCTTAACTGTTCGTTGTATATGCATTATTTCATCATAATTACTATGATAAAACTTTTTAAGTTCTTCTAAGAAAGGTTTGTGATCTTTATTGAATATTGCAAACCCAGATGCTATGTAATCATTATATTCAAAACTAACATCAGGAAACAATGATTTATAACCATCTGTTGATTGCATTGACCAACGCATATTTTCATTTGCTCTAAATGCACACCATTTTCTATCTGAAATTTCGAAAAAATTAGGAGCATTCCAATGTACCATTGATGATGCATCTACCAATAATATCTGATCATAATCAATGCTGCGAGATTCTAATACATCAAATACATCAAACCAACGTTGCCAATTTACTAAATGATTGAATACATCAGAATCTGAAGTTGTATCATAATGAACAAATTCGACATTGTTTCTTTTACACCAAAACTCCCATGTTTTCTTTGAATAATCCATCCATGACCAGTCGCCATAATCTTTTAATTCTATTAGTGCGGGGTCTTGAGACTTAACACCAATCCAAAATACTACATTTTTCATAATAAATCAATCACACGAATTGCTTCGTACGCCTCCACATATTTTCGTTTAACTTGTAATCCTCTTGTACGTGCAATATCAAATACATAATCTTTACACATAAATGCACGTTCTTGTTGTGTTTTATAACAATCTAGCATTTGAACTTTAGCATCTAAATCTTGCTGGTCTACTGATATAAAAACATCAGTTCTAAATGTTCGATTATTCCATGGCAGTTCATATCCTAATATAGTTGAATGTTTAAATGCTCTAAACGTTTCTTCATATACAACTTGATGATCTTGGTGATGATCGTATGATGATGGACAAAATACTATATCATAATGATTTTCTTGTTGTAGTTTCCAAAAATAATCTAATAATTCTTGTCGAACTTCATTTAATATTCTAGGTTTCCAATCTAAGAAAGTAACGTTTGCATTTATAATTTTCATTGCATTATAAAATTCTTGAACTGGGTCACCTACTGCTAATGGCTGTGCTGCTGTTATTGCTAATACATCAATCTGATATTCGCCTTTATGTTTATGTAATGTAGCTCCACAACCTAATTCAATATCATCCGTGTGAGGTGCTATTGCTAATATTTTCTTCATATACATATTATAATAAAAAAAGTTACGTATTCAAAGTTATTTCATTAAATCATAATAACCACCTATTTCAAATTTAACTTTAGTATTGATACTACCATGAGTTGATGGTTTGTAATTTTCATATTTCATTATTCTAAAATCTACACTTACTCGTGTTTTATTAGTATCATTTTGTTTGTTTCCATGCATTAAATTTACACCATCCCATTGTACTAATGTTCCATAATCAACTTCAATTGGAGCAAAATCACCTTTATCTTCTTGAGTTTCAACCCAAATAGTATTTGTTCCAAACACATTTGTAAAGGGTAGATAATAATTTATTTCTTGTACATCTTCATGCCATGTTTTATCACGATACCACTTATCTTTATGGAATTCTCCTACAGCAATATTGCCTGGTAAATGTATTCTAAATGTTGGAATTTTTTGATATACAATCGGTCCATTATATAATGGTCGTACTACATCTGAAATAAATTTTTTATAAATTGGCTGAATACTATTTTCGAAATTTTCATAATAAATTTGATGAAACTTTGTACTTTGATCTTGTTCTCTCGTAAACAAAGTATCATATGTATTTAATTCTGAGTTATGCAAATTACTTAAATCGGTTGTACTTAGTAAAGTACCATATATATCTGCAAAATTAAATTTGGACGTGTCAAATTTAATTAATTTCATATAATTTCCAATTCTCCCGAAAAATCTACAATACCAGTACCAGCTGCACCATCTGGACATATTCCATGCCCAATATCAGTTATATCATATTTTATAGTATCTATATTGTTCCAAAACTTTTTCATAGGTGCGTTCCAATGAATATCATCTAACAATAATAGTCCTTTATAGTTATTGTTTTTTAAAAACTCATAGACTTGTTGTTCAAATTCTCCCGTATGCGACGTATCTAAAAATATTAATGGTGATTCTAACAAAATATTTTGTTGACCCAATTCAAAAATATTACCAAGGCGTCGTTCTACGTTATCTGGTTGTGGCTTTATACCAAATTGATCACGAACATCATACGTAATAATCTTAGTATTTTTACTAATTGACAATGCTAACGCACTGGTTCCGTGATGTGTACCTAATTCAATTATAGTCTGATTTTCAAATAAAAATGAAAGATATGTAAGTAGATAGTAATGATTTTTACCTGGCGCTGCTACAAATATTTGTTTATGATCATTTCTATTGATATGATTAATATAATCATGTAAATTATGTTTTCCGATTTCTGATTTGATAATTTTCATTTTAGTATCCTTTTATTATAAAATTTTTCTTTCCATATATCGATTTTAGTATAATTATACCCTTCAATTTGATAATTTATCCAATTTGCCATATATGGCCTGGTATTATCCTGTACTCCGGCTAACGCATCAATACCAGACCCAACTACAATATATACTGCATCTTTGTATTGTTTCATTTTATGCAATAATGCTTGTTGAGCATGTCCAATACCAACTAAAAATATATTACTAGTACTGTTTTTTAATTGTTCTGCCATAATTTGTTCGCCGGCTTCTAAATTATCACACAAATATCGTTGTGGCATTTTTATATAATCCGTAAACCCATCGAAATGTAAATAATCTAAGTACTCTTGTTTTGTACAAAGTTCTTTTATTAAGTCAAGTTTAGGTCCAGCGCCGATTAAACCTATCTGACCATTAAATGTTTTCGTAAACCAGTTTTCTGCAGTAAGTGCATAAACATAATCGACAGGATAATCAAAATTTCGTTTAAATTGATGGTTAAACCATCTAACATGTTCGTTTAGTAATTGACACATTAGATAATCATTTTGAACAACGCCCTCTCTAAATGGCTTTAGATTTCGAATCTTAACATTTGAATCTCTAACGCCAGCAGCTACTGAACCTATTTGTTTGTTATTTAGCCAAAGATATTCTCCGTCGCTAAATTTATAAAATGTTACTGATTTATTTGTTTCTACTAAATCGATTATGAATTTTTTAAAATTTTTATACCGTTCCTTGGCGGACCATTCAGAATTATAGAAATCTCGGTTTATCTGAGTATTGTTACTACTTACGCCTGCTACTTGTATCATTTCTTCCTTAATTTTGTCCATCCTCTAACTTTTGTATGTGGTAACCAACATTCATTAACAACAATACCATATAATCCTCGTTCAGAATTTTCCATGAATTGTCCTTCTTGTCCAGCCCATAGACGTTCGCCGCCATTGTATTTATTGTCCGGATTAAAATATTGTTCTTCAGTGAACTTAAAATATTCATAATGTTCTTTTGTAAAGGCAAAGAAAAACCCATTAATTACATTATGTGCATTGTTACATTCAATTTTTGTAATACCAATGCCAGGTTTGTGTGCTTTTTGTCTTCCTGATAATACTCCATCTGTTAATGCAGCGTATACTACATTTTTATCATGATCTGAAATAACATAGTTTAAAAATGTATTAATTGTATCATTAAACCACAAATCGTCATTGCAGTTAATAATGATATCACAACCATCGTGATATGCATGACTTAATCCAATATTCCATGCACCTACAATACCAATTATGCTTTGGTCTTCTATTCGTATATATTCAGCAAAATCAAATTTCGTTAATTCATGTTCCGAACCATTATCAACAACATACAAATTAAATTCATGTTTACATTGTTCCTTTAATGTCGTACAAAATCGTTTGATAAATTCATTACCATTTGGTCTATATTCATCTGACCAATGAGCTGTAACTACAAAACCTATTTTCATTTTTTAATTTCCTCGTAAACTTGTTCAATTTGTTTTTTTACTACATTGTAACTATACAATTCATTTGCCTTGTTCCAGGCATATGTTATATGTTCTATTCGTTTATCATTATTATTTAATAATTCAACAAATTTTTCTTCCAATGTAGGAATGTGAATTGTTGCAGTCTCTGGGTATAAAACTTGATGTGCATCATTCACTCCACCTAAATGTATCATTCCTAATGCTGCACACTGCATGGCCTGTTGCCCTGGAAAATACTCAATTGGGTCTAAATTAAAATGAAATGTACATTGCGACCATGATGTTAAATAGTCTAACCATTTAGTTACGCCATCATGACCTTTTGGTCGTATAAACGGTATATTATATTTTTGACTAATATAATTTGTAAATTGTTCTGTTTGCCCGCATCTTGGCTGATTCCAATATGGCCAATATGAAAATATTTGTTCCGATCTAGTTTCTTTATAGAAATTATCATACAAATATTCAATGTTAATTGGTTGTGGTATATATTTTACAGGAACAGTGCATTGTAATATTTGAGGAATTGAATTATTAAAATATCGTTCATCAATACAAGAAAAAACATAATCACATTGATTATATACTTCTAATCGTTTTGGCCAATGTTGTGACCAATTCCATGTTTCTTTGATAGTTCCTATAATAACCGCATTTGGATATTTTTTACGTAATTGCGATATTGTATACTTTTCATAATTAGATTCAATAGCAACCATGATTAAATCTAAGTCTAAATCTGGTAATACTTCGTGTTCAGCCCAATTTAAGAAATAACCGTTTTCAAACAAGAATGGATATCCCCAAAAGCCCATAAAACATTCATTTTTTATAGACCCATGAAATTGGTATGGTTTATTGACATCAAAGAAGTTATATGCTTTGCCATCAATTACTCTGTACGAATTAACTTTTGTTTTATCAACAATTAATGCAAAATTTTTCATGACTGAACCATACTCAATTTACTAAATACTTTATGTAAATGAACTGCTAAATTAGATGGATTCATCTGCTCAACAAATTTTGCTCGAGCAGCATTAATCATTTCATAATAATCTTCATAATTTAACAATATCATCTCTATTTTTTCTTCCAAATCACTAAAATCATGTTTACAAGAAACATATGTTTTATCTGACTCAAACACATTAGGTATTGTATCAATATAACTCATATCTGGTTTTATTAATACACATCCAAACATTGCAGCTTCTAAATCTCTAGGTGCCATTTCTCCGTAACCATACGGTGCTACAATAATTTTTGAATTGAACATTCGTTCGTAATATTCTTGTTGTGATACCCTAACACCATTTTCTAATTTTGCAACATTACATTTTAAGTTATTGATTGCATCAATACATTGTTTACGATTTATATCATAAAATTCATTTTGTTTAGAACCATGTTCTAAACTTTCTACCGATGGATATTGGAACATTGCTGATACATCATATTTTCTTGGTCGAATAACATCATACCATTGTACATTGATACCTGCCCAATGTGTCATTAACCAATTTGTTCCGGAAAGTACAATACGATCTGAATATTCGTCAAAATCAGATAATGAATAATCACCTTCGCCCCAATAATATCTACCTAAATTCCATCCTTGTTTATATAATGAACGGTCTTTGAGTAATGAACTTTTTAATAATAACAATGCATTAGATTCTTTAAGCACTTCATATGATCCAATCAATGATGTAGAATCTTGCCCGTCGATTAACATATAATCTCCAGTTATTGTTTCGAGATATTCTAATCCATCCGTAACAGATTGTTCTAAAGATACTCGTTTATTTAAAAAACTTGCTTGTGCAACCCAGGCAAAATCATATGAATCTCCTGTAGTAAACTCAATACCAATTTCCTTAAGAACATTTTGTGCATAAAGATATGGTCGAAATGTACATTCATTTCTGTGTTTGTCTAATTCATATAATTTAATTTTTATCATAGCGTGTCATACAATGCATTTTGTCGTTCTTGTCTATCAATTGTTTTATGATGCTTCAAACACCACTCTGTGTTTCTTGGTAAATGACTCAATGTCTTGTATCCATCTAATACTTCATGTACTCGATTTTTCCATCGTATTGACTCTGTATTACGATAAATACGCCATTGATAATCTGGAAAATTTACCCAATTATTTTCATCCAATCTCCATCGCCATTTTGACACGTGTTCTGGGGTCAATCCTTCTACTGTATTGATTCTGGGAACCATTATTACATCTATATTGTTATGTTCTAAAACTTGAGGTAACAGGCGAATAATGTATTCATCTATCATCTCATCTGCATCAATCTGAAATACGTAATCTCCCGTACACATTTCAGTTAATTTATTTTTCATTTTAGAAAAGTCGCCATCAAAATCATAACTATACCATCTAACAGGATAATCTTGTAATGGGTGATACGATGTTCCTGGGTCTACTGAAACAAGATATTCTCTAACTTCTTTTGCCCCATTAACTGCATCATAAAAGATTACAATTTCATCTTTATCTCTTTTATTTTCGATTAAGAATGTGAGTAATCGTTTTATTTCATCAATTTCATTACAGACTGGTATTGCGTAACTTATTTTCATATTTTTTGTAATTTAGGAAGTTGAATCTTAGGTGTTTCTTTTTCCTCACCAATTTTTTGCAATTTAGGAAGTTTTAATTCTTGCGTAACTGGAATTGATTTAGTTTGTTCCGTAACAAATTCAACTAATGATTTATAATGTTCTTTTACTGCAGTGCTACTAAAATTAGATATTGCAAAAAATCTTTGACGCTTACCTAATTCTAACCATTTCTTGTAATTTTTTTGAACTTCTTTCATCATGTTTCCAGCATACTTATAATCTACAGTAAACCAAGAAGCTTCTTTAATTAAAAATGGATTCTGTGCTGATTGATGAATTGGTGTTAAACGACCTGGCAATGCACATATGAATTCTTTTTTAAGAAAATCTGCTTGACCTGAATAATGCGGAGCCAATATTGGCTTTCCCGTTGTTGCAAATTCAAGTAATGGACGACCAAATCCTTCGCCTTTTGTAAATGATATCATTGCTTTAACCTTTTTATGGTTATATAATGAATTCATTTCATCATCTGATAATTCACCATGTAATAAGTAAATATTCGGAAGTTCATGTCTAGCAAACATTTCTTTAATTTGTTCTACTTTATTATCAATATCAAATCTATCTGTTATAGAATATGTAGCGCCGCCCGTTTTAATTATAAGTGCAGGTGCATTTTTTGTATCTTTATAAGTATTAAAGAATGTATGGATCATACCAGATATATCTTTTCTGTCTTGTCCAATTTGACCTTGCAACCAATGTCCAACAAATAAAAATGCAAAATCTTCTTTTATATCATCTATACCATCTATTTCAATTAATGGTTTACTTCGATCAAAGTATTCTTCATCAAAATATTCTGGAACAACTCGTATTGTTGTAGTAATTGTTTTATTTGTCTGTTTTGCAGTTTCATAAAATGTTTGTTTCGTAAATTCAGAAGGAACGATAATTAAATTGAATTCATTAATTTTATCAATCCACTCTGTAGGGCAAACCGTTCCTTCTGTGCCTGCAGTAACACCAATATTATAACGACCCACTCGCTGAAATTCATTTGGTACTGTAATTTGAATCCAAATATCTGGATTTGATTGAATTGGAATTTTTGTAAATTTTGATTTCCATTCTTCTGGCACTGGATATGAAAATGGTGTCATACCCCATGGCATTGATAATAATTTTACATTCCATTCTGATTGTGTTTGCTCTAAAATATTTTTTACAAATTCACGAGCATGATAACCGTAACCAGACTGTGTCTGAATTGGCGATGATATAACTACATTTCTCATTATACTATACCTATATTTTCGTATCTTGGAGTTTCTATTTTATTAAATGTATATTTTGGTCTAGACTCTTTTGGTTGTGTTAATAAAAAGTCAATATGTTTGATCATAGTGTCTGCCATTTGCTTTGCAGTTAATCCATGAGTTAAACAAAATTCTCTACCTTTCAACCCAGATTCTTTTCTATATTCTGCAGAATGTTCCCACCACTTATGGAATGCATCTCCAACATCTTGATATTGTACTCTGTCATCAAAAATATACGGAGTAGCTGGAGAACCTTGTAATGAACGATTACTTGGGAATACTGGTATTGCCCAATCACCATGTTTTTTATAGTTTGCTGCATGGTTTGTTGAAAACTCTTTGTTAAAAGTAATCCATTCGCCATGTTCATCTTCAAATCTCATTTGATCTTGCAATCCGCCCGTTACGTTATTAACAATAACTGTTCCAGCAAGTAATGCTTCAGTGCTACTAAGTCCCCAACCTTCATTTGATGCAATATTTACTACAACGTCTGCTACATTATACATTGCATTTAAGTCTTGTGCGGAAACTTTTTGTTCTGAGAACAATATTATACACTCAGGAGCTACTGATTTTGATATAGCTCGCAAATCCGTTCCGTTTCCATCAACAATCTGCGTATGCATAAATAACGCAACTCGTTTCTTTTGTGACTCTGGTAATTTAGAAACAAAATGCTTAAATGCTAAAATAACATCGCCTGGTTGCTTCCTTCTGATATTTCTGTTATTCCACATCACGATGAAATCAACATTGTTATCTGTTTTTAAACGTTTAAACATTTCTTGATATGTTTTATCCGTTTCTTCTAATGGTTTAAAATAATTTTCATCTAAACCGTGTGGAACATATGCTGTATATACAGTATTCCATAAATCTTTTTGATTTGGTTGTCTTCCGTGCGTGTCTAAATCAATATTAACAAAACCATTCTGGTCTAATACTTCTCTATGAATATTATCAGATTGTTTTGAAATACCCATAATTAAATCACAACTTCCATAAAAAGGAGCATTCCACATTGGATATGGTAAGTCATCCCAAATTGAATAATAAATTAATGGAAGTTTATATCTTGTTTTTATTTCATGTTCTAATGCATACAACCAACCCCAATATCTTGGATCTGTAAAGTGAAATATTGCATCTGGTTTTTCTGCTTCAATTACTTGAAACAAAATATTTCTATCACCATAACCATTCCATGGAATAATTTTCACACTTGCATCTTGTACACCAGTCTCTTTTTGAACATCTGGTGATATATCAAACATTTTACCTTGTTCTGGGTGTTTCATTGCAGCACCAATTTGAACCCAATCATATTTGTGAACTGTCTTTAAAACTATTTCTTTACTAATAGTTCCAATACCAGACGGTAACCGTAGATCATCTGCCAGAAGCAGAATCTTCTTTTTTGCCATTCGTAACCTTTTCTTTATTTTAATATAAATATATTATTTGAGAATAACAACCGATTTGTTTTTCTTTCTTGCTCGTTTAACTGCTGTATCAAGTTGCGGGTCTAATTCACCTGCAGAAAGTACAATCATCTTATCGCAAGCATCTGCAATAAGTGTCATGCGATGAAGAAGCTGCGAAAAATGATACTTTTTGCCATAATATGCTTCTGGCATAGCAGAATACATATTTTTACCTGTATATGATGCATTGTATTCTACATAAGGAAGTCCAAATTCCAATGAATACTTTTTTACCATATGCGGTGCACCTTCTGTGCCTCCTTGTCCTAATACAGTAACCAATTGGTCTAATCGTTTTAAACGACCCAACACATCTTGAAGTTTTCTTTTACTCTGCCAATCTCGGCTACCAATTACTGCTATTTTCATTTTTTTCGATAGTCGTCATAACGATAACGAATGTGTTTAGGTTTGAAACCATAACCAATTCGAAATCCTCGTTCTAACATCTCTCTGTTTTGTTTGTTATTAGGACCTTCAATATCAGTAAGCAACGTATATAAACAACGTTCATATCCTCTGTCAGGCTTATGACGTTTCATTAAATATTCATATACATATGCGTGTTTGTGTCGATACATTATACTATAATATAATGAAAATTACTCACGAATCCTATCTTCTTTAGGACAGTTTTCATAATCTTCTTTGAAAGGACAATATTTGCAATTCTTTGCCCCTTTGCCAGCAACAGCCATGTATTTTCGATCTTCAACTTTTTTACCATCGGGTTGGAAACATTCTTCAACAAACTGATCAATTTGTTTTTGTACTTTGTTTCGTGAAGGTTTTCCGGATGCTGGTCTTACCTGTTGAATACGCTTTTGAGGAAACATTGACTCTTCAAGAAGCTTTCTTTTAACTATAAAGAATTCAATGTCAATGTTGTCTACTGGTACGCCGTACTGCTTTGCAAAGTATGTCTTATATGCTATGAGTTGAGCAGCCTTTAATTTGTCTGCCTTTTGCCATTTGTTCCAGCCCATTCGACTGGTTTTAATGTCAATGATTGATATTGTATTAGTTGCGGTGTTTCTAATTACTAAATCTATAAATCCGTACCAAAATACATTTGAATTTCTTTCTGATGCTGGCACACATAAATCTAGTTCGACACCAACCAGCTCTGTATTCTTTGTGGTAAAGTATTGTCTTCGACGCTTCTGAAACCATTCTAGAATAGCAACGCCATCTTCTAAATACTCAACCAATTCATGTTTATTAGAAAAATGCTCTCCTGTCTGTTCAACAGCTTTCGCATATTCTACTTTGAGCTTTTCTGTAAGCGTATTCCGGAAATTCATCCAATCTGCTTGCTTCACACCTTTTGTAAGCAATACCGTAAGGTATTCTTGCATTGTTTCGTGAAATGCAGTACCAAATGTTGTTTCAATGCTATGAGTGAATGGTGCTAACTTTTTGATGTATGCAAGTTCCCATTGTTTAGGACATTTCTCATACATTGACCATTGTGAATATGAAATGCGTGTTGGTACCGTAAATGGATCACGTCTTGCTAATTTGAATAATGGTGATATGTATTGAACTTCTGGCATATTATCTTGATTCTATTTCTTCTCTGATCATTTCCATATCTCCCCATGTATATGTAAATTCTGCAGGCATACCAAAAAAGAATGACTCTGACCATTCTTGATCTTTAATAAGAAACTCTCTGATTAGTTCTCCACCATTGGCGTCTTCTTCAAACGTTATTGAATCATCGGCAGCTTCATGCAATTCATCTAAGTTTATCATATTATGCTCGCACCATGTAATGAAGTCAGATATGGTGTATTCTCGCAAGAATGAGTCATACACTTCATGATCATCAAAGTCTTGATTGAACTCAAAGAGTGTCCATGCATTACGATATTCATCTTCAGCATAACCTGTTATTGAACATTTTTCTTGCAAAGCAATCTTTTCAAATAAATTGTTTGGAATATACCATGCAGATGTTACACTGAAATGTACTTTGTTTTCATATGACTCTGGCAAATCATTAAGATAAAACCATTTTGCACCGCCATGATCAAGTGCTTGGTCTCTCATTGGAAAGTCGTCAAACCCTAAATATTTGTAGAGTTCCATATCAATTTGTTCGCACTCACCAAATTTATTTGCGAATGCCTCTGCTTGATCTGCAGTCTCAAACTCTGCTGTAACTATCGAATAAATGTCGTTTGCCATTTTATTTTATTATAAGAAATTATTTTGAAATATCCAAGTAATGTGGGCCTTGTTCTTTCAAATAAATGTCAATAAGATCTTTTGTCTTTTGTAAATCTGCAGAAAATTGATTCTTGTGACGGCATCTAACAATGCGTTTAATGATGTCGAACTCATAGGCATTCAAAGACCATTCATCAGCAAATTTATACAAGCTGTCCTTTCCTTTATAGTGAGACTGTGTGTTTACGCTCATTTCAATCCTTTAGTTAGTTTTTTAATTTCATTTGGTTGATAACCGTAACGTTGTAGCAGGAAAGAGCAACTATCCTTTGACATAAGATCAACATAATCTGTAGCCTCAGCATGGCTAACCTGATAATGTTCGGCTACTTGTGAAACTAACTCTTTTTCATACTTATCTTCCTTCTTGCCTTTTATGTATTTAGCGAAGGTCTTGTTTGATGGGAGGAGTCCATGATACAAGCGATAAGTATCTTTGGGAGAAAGTAAACCTATTGTGTAACGCTGTAACTCATTGATAACTTCAGTTAGTTCCATACGCATTGATAAGAATCGATTAACAATGAATGGAGAGAACTGTTTTTGATCATGATCTGACCATTCTGACCATTCTTTCTTTTGATGCGTAATTCCATTGATAAAGTCAAAGATAGTTGCTGCTTTTTTTTCTGCCATTTTAATATTTTTATTTTATAAAACCCAACACTTACTGATTAATTATTTTTTATTATTTAATTTATTTTCGAATTTATCAAATCTTGAGTCTAATACACTATATAACTCATCAACACGTTGATGTAATGTATTATTCGTATTTTCAAATTCTCGATAAACATCATCGAATTGTTTTTCTT